GTCCGATTGGACAGAGAGAGCTGGCTCGACTCTATTTTGGGATTGGGCACTTTCCGTGAGCGACGGCCTCTCGATCTTGATCTGGTGGTCACAGTGTCAAGACGGGGGGGTTTGCTGTGGGATTTGGCCTTATTTTGAGGAGCTATGATACTTTGAGTGTTGTCGGGCAGTAGGACGTCATCATCAACTACCACCGGAACAGTTGTTGTGGGTTGTATGGGAAGGTGGCAAATTGGAACGGTGAGCAAATGTTCAGGTGTCTTCGCTTCGAGCAAGTATTTAGAAAATTCCACAAACTCGAACCCGCTCAGACACGAATTTGCATAGTTTCGCATCCAAGACTGTTCGTCGTTGGGATATTGCTCAGTTTTAGGATACCTGGCGTTCCAATTGCCCAACAAATTCTGGAAATTGAAGGACTGTGTGTTAATGTTGTCGAGTTGCAGGAAACGTTTGACAAACTCGCCAAGTACAGGCGTGTTCTCGTCAGTCAACCAATAAGCAAAGCACTTTTCACGCAATTTAATGAGTGGTGTAATATTGGGGGGCATGTGCGCCGTTACATGGAATTTGGACAGTGTTCGGGGCAGATCGGTGACACTGTTGATGTCGCCGGTCCACACATCTGGTCCATATATCCTTGATAAGAACGATATGCCGAATCCGTGTCGCGCTACAGCGTTAATGGTGATGACTTGACCGCACTGGCTGGCGGCCTCTACGTAAAGCTTGGGGCTAACGTTGGGGGTGACCCCATCGTCTCCTCCGTAGAGTCCAAGCTTCCTATAGGCCTCGACCGGGGTCAAATAGTGTCCGGTGGGTCCGCGAGATTTCCTCAGGGCCACGTATGCAATGAAAGCGTTGTCGACGCTGTTGAATGGCGCGGTCTCGGGTGAGCCGGAAAGACGCGCCAATAAGCTCTCATACGATTCAGCCTCACCGTCATGTTCAGGCATGAAACTGCGGAGATTTTGTTGAGATCGCAGGAGTTCATCAATTTCGTCGGTGTAACGCGGACAAAAGGCGTTGATAAATACGCGTCGCTCTAGGTAACGCAGAACTTCGGACACATGACCGTCGAACCTTTTGAAATCTGTGATGGTGGCCTTTAATGCATCTTCGAGAATACTGCCAAGGCGGGTGGCGACTTCTTTGGGCGTTATGCCGAAAGCGTACCAGCTGGCGACCTTCAACACTTCGGTGAAACTATACATGTACGATGAGTACTTTGCCTTGTCAACACCGTTGATTGTTGAAATTATGCGTGGGTCTTTAATATTCCCGTAGGCCTCCTTCTTCAGAAAGCATTTATTGATTCGTTTGGGTTCGAGGAACTCAGATTCTTTCAAAATGCGGCGTTGGGCTGGTCTGGCCTGTTGGGCGTAAACGTCCTCTGGTTCTACTGGAACTAACTGTCCTTTGTAGACTCCAAGAAACAGGTCGACAAACTCATTGACACACTTGATTAAGAACGGGGTTAATTTGGTGGTATTTGCTACTTCTGTAATCCTTCCTTGAATGGCTCGGCGTTCATTTGATGCGGAGTTCGTTGGAACGAATGCGCCGTCTAGCAACGGCTGCATGAAACCCTGCAATAAACACTTGGCCTCTGGATCGTATTGTTCAGGCTCAAATTGATAAGCGCGTACGTATCTGGGGGCTGGGAACACTTTGGCTAGTCTGCCTGCCTTAGTCTTAACTGTGGAGTGGTACTCATACGCTATAGCCGAGGCCGTATTAACGTCTGTTCGACTGGCCTGGCTCATGTACGGTGATTGTTCCACTAGAGTCTTGACTTGGGGCATGGTAAGACCGACTTTGGATGTCCTGTTTATGCTCGAGAGGTACGCGTCTTCCTGGGCCGTAAGTTCGGCGGAGATGTACTGACCTACGCGGCCAGTGCACACACTGACACCTCCGGCTGTGTACTTGACTAATCTAACAAAGTCGCCGACCACTGGCTCCAATCTTTCTAGATCGGCTCCATGTAGGAACGACGCTACAATTGCACTGATCCACCGCCATTGCTTAACGGGAGTAAGCAAGATGATCTGATGATCATCATCGCATCCTCTCTTGTCACACAAATAAGTGGTCACCTTGTACGGAATACCTAAAAACCTGTTAACTATCTTAATGTTGTCTCCACAATAATTCCAAACTTTGTGAGTGTACAAAGCGCCGCCAGAGACTCGGTACATCAATGTTGAATCCTTGGCGTAGGTGTAGGAATATTCTCCCGTGCTCTTAGCCACATGAGTGGGCTGAAAAGTGTACAGGACGGTGGGACGGAAATTCATCTCAAGAAAGTAGGGCATGTCAATGTATTGATCAACATCCACCATTGCAATGATGTCATTAGGCTCTGGGGTGAACATTGTAGGCTGAGCTGACAAGTCTTTTCCCCAAAAATAACTGCGTGAGCCGCTTTTACCATTGCGTTGGTCCGAGGCTGATCTCTGATAGTACCATGCTCTTCGGTTTAGGTTACGTGTGAAATTGTCGATGAACATAGATCCGGTGCTGCGATCAGCAGCGGAGTTTCCATGAGTGTGGTTATGTTGTGGTTTAATTTGTATCATTGTCTCATCTCCAAATCTTGACCGCAAGGTCTGGGGGTTAAGACCCCAAGATCTCGCTGTTGAGTTTAAGAACTTGTCCCGCACATAGCGGAAGAAGTCACGTCGTATCAACTTATAGACACAATACACAAAAAGTATAAGGACTAATATTACGACTATAACCAGGGCTACCACCAGGTCATGAATCTCTTGTCCTTGCTGTACTTGCGTAAGGACTGGTTCTGTGGGTTCTGGGAGCACACTGGAGTTTGCTTTGAAGATAAACA